GACCGGACTGAACTTCACGACCAGGCCAGGCTGTAGATCCCACATGGAGTCTCGTCGCCTGGCCGAGAGCTTCGCGCCCGGTCCGACCGCCACCACCTCACCCTCGACCAACTCCTTGACCAGGCCGTCATCCACCATCTCACCGAGGTAGATCCCGCCCGGTGAGACGGTAGCCTTACGTTCTCTGACGATCAGCCGATCGTGCAACGGTTGCAGCTTCATCTTCGCCCTCCATAGGCAGGTAAGAGAGCTTACGACGCGATCAGCCCAAGGTGCTTCAGCGCCACCACCAGGTCACCGATGGTGTAGGCCGTCGAACCGATCGAACCATCAAACGTGGTATTCACAAAGACAGCCGTGGTGCTGCCTGCGGTCGGCGTGTGCACGTTGCCTGCCGGGCTCGCGGGCTGCACCACCGGCGTCGCGCCGAAGAACCCGATCTTATCTGTGGTACCCGACGGGGTGGTGCCGGCCTGACCGAGCACGGTGCCTTGGCTGTTGCCATCGCTGAGCTGCTTGGGTGCTACGTTTCCGAAGGTCATGATGCTTCTCCAAGATGAGATAGAAGAGGAGAAGGCCACCGGAGCGGCCTGTGAGCGTTCAGTTCGTCAAGCGCACGGCCAGCTCGGGGTAGTATGCCGTGGTACCGTACAAGATATCGATGCGACAAGGGAACACGTAGTTCTGAATGTCAAAGGCTCGGATGATGGCCATCGAGATCCCCTTGTACTCCTGGCGCGCCTTGAAGTCGACACCCTCCGGCAGCTCGAGCGGCACGGTCACGAGACCGAAGGCGTCCTTCACGAAGCCGAGGTTCTGGGCGTACGAGGTCGAGGCCGTGCCCTTGACCGTGATGGCCGCGCTGTTCGCCGGGGAGCCGCTGACCGTCTGGTAAGCACCGGTCGTGACGATCGCCGGGTAGACCGGGATCGTGGCGTTGCCGCCGCCGTCCGAGTTCACCGTCGCGGTGACCACGAAGTTCTGAAGCGAGCCGGTCGATTGGCGCGACTTCGGGTTCACCGCGAAGACGCCTGCTACCGTGAAGACGTCACCGACGTTGAGCAACCCTGTGATAGAAGCCGTCCAGCCGTTCGTCACGAGGGACGACCCGGTTTGGCTCGCCCCGTTGACGACACCCGCGCCCGCGTAAGCACCCACCGTCTGCGCCTGAACGTTCTGATCGAGGTAGATCTCAAAGTTGGCGATCTTAGCGAGGAAACCCTTGAGCGCCGGTTCCGAGACCGATTGCACGAAGAGACCCGTCAGGCCGTTGGCCATCGACCAGTAGGCAGCCGGGTTCAGCATCAACACCCGTCCGTCCTGAGGGACCGCGCCCTCGTCCATGCGCTGACCGACCGCGCCGAGCGCCGCAAAGTTGGCCGGCGTGGTGCCAGGCGTGCCGACCTCGTTGAAGACCGATGTGAAGTTGCTAATCACGTCAAAATCCAGCTGGTTCGCCAGCTCAGCGGCGGCGGGTTTCAGATAGCGCTCGCTGAACTCTTCGATGACGAGTGTGAGCTCCTGGTTCGAGAACTGGAAGTCCACGTGCTTCTGGTTCGAGATGGTGATGCTGGTCGACGGCTCGACCACGTCCTGCAGCGCCAGGCCCGGGCCCGACGTCACCTTGAACCGGTTCGGTTTGCGGACCGTCAGCGTCGAACCGATCTTGACGAATTGGTTCTCGAACTGGCGGTTGACCTTGCCGGCCGCGACAAGGTTGTTCTCCAGCATCACGAGCGTTTCCTTCGAGATGATGGAGGGGGTGAGCGTGCTATTGGCAGTCATGATCAAAGCTCCTTAATAGCGCGGCCGGGACGACCGCCTGGTTACTTTTTGGCGTTGCGCTTCGCCGCGTACTCTTCCATCGAGAGTTCATCGTCGCTGCGCGCTTGCGGTGAGCCGCTACCGGTCAAAGGCTTGATCGGGTCGGCTGCTTTGGAAACTGCAGGCGGTTTCGGGGTCGTCACCTTGAGCTCCAGCTTGCCTAGCTCAACGGCTTGCAAGACCGGAGGAAGTTTGAAGATCCGTTGGGCTTCCTCGAGATGCTGCCCCAGGTAGTAAGCAACCTCACCTCCGTGCTCGAGCGAGGTGATGGTGAGCGCGGCTGCCGCTGAGATCGGAACCTTCGGGCTCTCGGCCACCTCGACGTAGTCGGGGTACTTCTCCATGGCCGCTGTTCGCCGAGTCGCCCATGTCGCCGCGTGAGCCTGCTTGGTCGCCTCGTTCTCAGCTTCAATCCTCGCACGGGTCCGGTCGGCTTCAGCCGCTGCGAGCGCCCGTTTCGCGCTCCGCTCGGCCAGCTGCTGAGTGTACACAGCCATGTCGCGCTGGTACTGCTCAGGATCCGTGAACTCTGGTGGGGTTGGCTCAGGGTCCTCGACCGGCTTCGTCACCGGCGCGGTCGGGTCGGCAGGCTTCATACCACCCGTCACGCGCTCGAGGGCTTTCAGCGCTGCGTCAAGCTGCTCGCGCGAGCGCCGGTCGCTCTTTTGCGACTCGCGCAGCTGCTTGGTGATGTCGCTGTAGCGCTTGGCTACCGGATCATCGATCTTGTCCGGAGTGCTCTCACCCGTCACACCGGTCGCTTCACCGCCCGTTCCACCACTCGACCCACCTTCACCTGAATTCTCACCACCACCACCACCAGTTGCTTCACTACCTGGGGCCTCTCCACCGGTACCCGCTGCGCCAGCCAGTTCGTTCGCCGGGATTGCTGCCCCGCTCCCGCCAGGTTGGCCGCCGTTGCCGGCATCGCCGCCACCGCCTGCTTCTTCCCAGTATCCGTTCAAAACCAACAACTTCTTCAACAGTTGACGCATCTCGGCTTCTCCTTGCACCTGGTAAGTTCACCGTCGTGGGCCGCCCACGATGTGCCATAACCAGGCTGGTTGCGCCAGGAAAACCGTCCTGGCCACGGGTTGCCCGCTACTATACTCCGCTAAAGCCCGGTTGTGTCACCGGTGAGACCGGCAGCGCAGCCGGGTTGGCCCCGAACTGTGGGGCTCCGGGAGCCACACCACCCGAGGACGACCCATCGGGCAGCGTCGGGCGGGTTTGATCGGTGATGCTGACCGCGTTGCGCGCGTCCTCCACACCCACCTGAACCATCTTCGTCTTAGCGTCGGTGAAGATCTTGAGCAGCTTGGCCTCGAACGTGCGGTCGATCTCTTGCTGCTTGAGCGCCCGGTCCTGCTTCTGGTCCGTGAGGTCTTTGAGCATTTGCATCCGTTCGGCCATGAGCTGGCTGACCTGACGCATGAGTGACTGCACGAAGGTCGCCACCGGTGCGGGCAGGTCCTTCGGGTCCGGGGCTAGGAGCTGAGGCGGTAGCGCTTTGAGCAAGATCTTGTACGCCTCGTCCGCGCCTGGCCAATCGCTGTACTTGCAGATTAGATGCGCGATGAGCGCGCCCTTCTCCGGGAGCGCCCGTGCGAACTCCATGAGCTGCTCCGCGGCCTCGATGCGCTTGGTCGCGTACGACGGCCCGATGGTTACCGTCACCCCGTAGGTACCGATGGTCGGGTCAAAGATCTGACGCGCGATCGGGTCCTTCGCCTTCGGGTTCTTCTGCAGCGGCATGCCCTGCTCAGGGTTCAGCGTAATCTGCTCCTCGGTATCGTCCTCACGCAAAATCACGATCGTGCGCGGCGTGTCATAGGTCTTCGGGATCAGATCCACGAGGATGCGACCGCCGTGACGCAACGATCGGCACGCGTTGTCATAGAAGTGGAACGAGCCGATATCCATGTTGCGGCGGACCTCCTTGAGCGCCCGACCGCTCTCGTCGTAGAGCCGGTCCTGCCCGGTCGCGTCAAAACGCACCCCGGTCGTCGCCATGAGGTCCTGCTGTGAGCCTTGCTCAGCCTGTACGACACCCTCCGGGATGCCAACCATCGGCTGGCGCTGGGGCGGTGGTACGGGGTGGCCGTCGAGCGAGATGGGAACGTACTCGAGCTTGGTGAACATCTTGATGTGAGCGTTCTCCCACTCGTACTCGTGACCCTCGAACTGACCCTCGGCTCCGACCCACGGGGCACGCGGGGCAAGCGCTACCATCTCGGTCTTGGCGGTCGCCCAGTAGTTCTTCATGCGCGCCGGGTCCTTCGTGTTGCGGATCATGCCCGAACGGATGACCTTGCCCTGGACGTCGATCTCTTCGCCCACCACCTCGACGATCGGGATCCAGCGTCCGTCCCACGGCTTGGTCTCGAGCACCTCGAGCCCGGTGATCTTGCGCCACATCACCTTCTGAACCTCGCTCTGACGTTCTTGCAAGATCTCGACCTCGCCTGCGTCAACCTGGCGTTTCAGGTCGTCCTCGAGGTCGTCGTAGAACCCCACGTGACCGGTCGAGAGCATGACGAGGCGGCGCAGCTCGTGCTCGACCGTGAAGTATTCAGCGATGCGCACGAAGTCCTTCTCGATCCATTGCTGCAGGTCATCCCCCGCGCCGCGCTGGCGCCAGCCGAGCGGGTCGGCCTTCGGGTAGAGCTCGCTGTACTCACTGCGGGCCAGCATGTCGCTGATGAAGCAAAACCTCATGTCGCAGCCGTCGGGCTCCTGGCGCTCGGGGTCGGGGTAGACCCGGAACGAGTTGCGGATTCGCGCGATACGGATCACCTTGTTAAAGCTCGATTCACTCTCGAACTCGGTGAGATAGCGCCAGTAGCCGAACCCGACGTCGACCGCAGACGTGATCGCTGTGTCATA